AACTTAATAAAGGCGTGAAGAAACAAAGTAGGCTGCATGTTGTTATGTGCGCCACCACCGCCCGCTGCATTTGCTGTTACAGTTACAGCTTGATTTCCCGGAGGGCCGTCTGGGCTAGCTCCTGCTCCCGTAGTTTGTACTAAATTTGCCGAATTATTTAATGTATGTGTATGACTAGGCATCTCTGCTTCTATTAATGTGTGGTTTTCCTGACCCACACATTCACCTAGAGACCTTGCAGTTAAACCGCCTCCAGCACCTGCTATACCTAACGCTCTACCCGGTGCCTCCGGAAGTGTAAGCGTTTTGTTTGCTGCAAAATCTGCAGCTGCGCTAGCTCCTTTGCCTCCTGACACGGGAGCGCAGGTACTTGAAACGCTATCCCAGAGCAACGTATAAAGTGATTCTGTATCATCGTTTGCCCGAATTGAAGCGGCAGACGCAGAACTTCCAATGCTCCCAACAATCATAGGCACCCAGCCCGCTTTGGGCGAAGCTGTTGAACGATACGACCATTCAATATCGCCTGTTTCAAATTTAGAATAAAGCTGGTTTGCTGTAGCTTCTGAAATTTTATCTTTTAATTTTTCTAAAATGAACGGTGCGCCTGAATAACGAACAATATCCCCGCTTGTCACCGTTGTTTGTCCATTTGCAACAGTCACAACCCACGCGCCTGTAAACCCTGCGTCTGGCGTTGGCGTAGCTTCGGTTCCCGTTGTCGCTGCTATTCCAGCTTTTACTACTACATCTGCCAAATCACTTCTTGAATTCGCAACATTTTGACTTACTGCATTATAAAACGGCCTGTTTTGTAAATCGTCATCAACTTCTTGAAACGCTATTTGTATTAAATATTTTATTGAAAAACCGATTGTAGCAGGCGCAGGCGTAGCTAAAGTAATAGCATCAAGTAGCATGCCTTGCTTCATTAACGGCCTAGCATCTATTGGTATACCTGCTGTTGGAGTGTTTCCATAGGCTAAAGTATCTGTTTCTTCTTCGCTGTAAATTTGTCCCGGCTCTACGTCCACAGTTAAAGCAGCAGGCGTAGAAGGGATGCAATTAAACCCGTTTAACTCTGTTGTATTTCCAAGAACTGTATCAATTAATTGGCCAATTGCTCGGTATGAGTTTAATTCGCTCCATAAAATATCTAAATCATACGGAACTTCGTTTGTGTAAACTATGCGTCTATTTGCCATTTTATAAAACCACCAATGTTAAATGTGGGACTGTTCCACCCACTTTTACTCTATTAATTACTGCTAAAACTTGTTCGTACGTTAATGTTGTCGATAACAACGAAGGGTTTCCGTACGCTCCATTATCACCTAATTCAATGCCATTATAGCCCCATGTTTCCGTGTTTAAGCCGCCATATGAATCCATTACTGAGCCGTCAACATATACTGTAATCCAAAAATTATACGGTATATGACCTCCATATCCACCTCCTGTATTATAACCCCAATTTGGCACATTATACGCGCCTGTGTCATCTGGATTAAATGGCTCCCAAATTATTGGGTAATACCCTGTCAAATTAAAAATTGCTTTACGCATTCCTTCGCGCGTTGCCATTTCTTCCAGAAGTGTTGCTAATATCTGTCTTGTAAAATCAGTATCATTTGTTCCTGGAAATCGTATTAAAAAATCACCAAAATAATCACATGCAATCAAATCTAGATTATCATCAGTAGCTGTTTGTATACGCATTTGTTCCTTTACGTACTCCATTATACTATAGATAAAGCTATCTAACGTAGCAAAACCGGACAATAACGACACTAATACATCATTATTTTTCCCTTCTTTTGTTTCAGGTATTTCGCCGTACCAATTTGTCGGCAAAACTTGTTTTAATCTTTCAATAAAATCATTTTTATCACCAATCATAAATAACCTACTGTGATTGTGTCTGCTATAAAAATCCTATTTTCTGTTCCGCTTAAGTCAGTAGTTCCGCCATTTAACGTTAAATTTGTTGCGTTAATGATGTAGGGTGACGCGTCATAAACTATTTCAAAAATTCTTGAATAAGGTAAAACTTCGTTAAATGCTAGATTATTTATATAATTAGATAGCGCATCTGTTACAAGTTCAGTGATAACTGCTTCTGTCGTAACTGGCAATATAGTTAAATCAATTATAATATTTACTGCTTGGGGGTCTGGGCCAAAAACGTCATTTTGTATTGCAAGGCCTCGAACCGTTTGTATAGCTGCGTAAGCTTTGTCAATCAAATCTGCTGGCGGTGAACCAGTTCCGTCATCGATTACAGTATAAACGTACCCCTCTTGAACGGCTCCAGCATACGTTTTATTTTCGACAACGTTATATCGTATTATTTCTGGGATTGAACTAATAGCATTAGCATAAGCTATCAATACTGCGCGACTTAAACTATTTATATACAAGATAAATCTAGCGCGTAATTCAGCGTCAGTTTCAGAATTTTTGCCGTTTGTGAACGCTACTAAATTATTGATAGTATCAACACCAGAAATCGGGCTGGCTATAACAGTTATAACATTCGGACTAACATTACCAATTGTGCCTGCTGTTAAGCATTGTACTTTAACAGGTATTTGTGTAGTTAATGCAGGAATAACATAAGCTTTCAAAGATGAATTGTAATAAACGTTTGTATCATCTGCTATTACTTCAAAACTTAAAGTAAAATCAGTCGATTTTACAAGTGATCCAACTGGGATAGTCGCAGACGAAGAAGCAGTAAATCTTGAAAATTGCACATTCCCGCTTGATTTAACGCCTGCTAGCCTAGGTTTCATTGGAAATTGAGCTATCCAAGAATCTAAGTCTACTCCCGTGCTTGTTGCTGCTCTAGCAAGCGCAAGTATCCAGTTTGCTAGATATTCCAAGAAAACGCCCATACCAGCATTTGCTTCAACCAAAGCAAGCTCGTTTGTACCAACATTAAAATCGATAGGCGTTGCTGTCGCGCCTTGAACCGCGGTTACTTGGTCATTAACTAATGTTTGAAATGATTTAAATTCAATAGGCATATTATTCAGTCACATTAAATGAGAGTGTATAAATTAATCCGGTTGTTTTGCTCGTATAGTTTATCGTGCAATACAATATATTTCCAGATTGATTAAGAGAAATTTCAGGGGGCGGAGACTGTGCTACAGTAGATTCTTTATACATGTTTCTAATAATGACGCCTTTTATTTCTTTTATCAAAGCAGGCGTCAAAGTGCGCCCAATATATTGCGGCAAACCAGCTCCATAAGACGTATGCCATAAATACCCTTTTTGGTTTGTTAATAACCTCCTGTACAGTCGCTGAATTGTCTGCAACTCACCGTCAATCATTCTCAGTTGACCGTTCGGCGTTAAAACTAAATCGTCACCAAAATAATGATATAACTCCATTAGTTCGCCCTCGTTTTGTCAGTCAAGGACGTACTTGTCATCAACTGAGTAGGAACTAGTGTTGCCGCTCCGCTTACTGCGTGCGTATGCGTGTTATAAACTGCCTGCGCTGTCTCGTTTAATAATGCCTCCAATGCGCCAGATGTATCGCCCAAATTAACGTTTTCTGCGTCAATGTTAGCTGTTTCTGCTGTGATATTCACTGTTTGGCTAGACGATATTGAGACATTCCCATCATTTGTAAATTTTAAAAAACTTCCGCTTTTGTGAACAATCCAAAACTCATCTGACTGGACTGAAAGCGGTCTATTTTTATTATTAAATCCTAACATAGAAACAAACGGAGATAAAAAAGAACCTTCTGCGAAATGAACTGCGCAAATTGCGCCAATGGTTGGAGGCGCAAACATTCCCCATTCTGGCCCAACAAACGGACTCATTAACGGCAGCCATCCAGTAATTGATTTCGTGCTGTCTTCTGTGTCTTGGGGTTCGATAATAACGCGAACTTTATAATTTTCTGGGTCGTAATTTGTAATAGTCCCGTATCGCGTGTACGCAACGCCAGACGTAGCCATTTGTGAATGGAGCTTCATGAGATTTAAAAGTTTATCAATCATAAAACTACCTGCGTATTTGTGTCGTGATTTTTAGCTTGAATATCCATAGTGAAACCATTTTCTGGAGAAAGCGTTCTATGCAAGCTGTCTATATAATAGATTTGGTCAAAGTCAGAAGAAGTGCCTTGTATTAAAATCGGAGTATTTTTATCAATATCAATCGAACCCGGCATGCTTACATTAAGTAATATCTCGTGCTGAGTGATTTGCCTTAAAATTCTTTGAGCTGCTACGCTTGCTTGCTTACTCGTTAAATTCGGTATATTGAAAACATAATTTTGTCTTGTTGATGCTATGCTTTTTTTAATGTGTTTTGAAGTAGCAGCCTCAATAACAGTAGTACCTTCATCAACAT